ATCTTGTTCCAATACTGGGAAGCATTGTAAGCCCGGTTATTCTGCCAGTCGGCCACATCATCACGATACCGGCCATACATGGTGTTGTCCTGTCCCTGATAAGCCGACAGCTTGTTGTAGTTGTTGGCGGTCTCGTCATTATAGATCTGCCTTGCCAGGTTAAGGAGATTGACGTTCTGATCATTGAGCCCTTCCATGGTCCGGTCGTATGCCTGCTGTGCTACGGCCTGTCCATAAGTAGATCCATAACCACCGGTAGCCACATTGGCAGCAGCCATGGTATCACGCATAGACCGATCGGCAGCAGCTTGATACCGTTCCTTTTGCTGGTTGTAAAGCTTTTGATAATTTGCGTCATTATTAACGTCAAATGGCTGACGATTGTTGATCGTTTCCAGGATACTGTTGATCGTATCCTGATACATAGAGTTGTATGGTCCCGGCTCATCCTCGTCCGTATCAAGCATAGTCTGCTTATAGTGGTTAGTGAGCTCTGTCGGCTGGAAGCTCTGCTTATATACCTTTGTCTGTGTAGAGGCGGCAGCAGGTGTTGCAGGCTGTACCGTCTGTACGGTCGGAGTCTGCGCCTGTGCAGGATTTGTGGCCGGCTGTGCGCCGCTCTGAAGAGTCTTTAAAAGCTGTGTATTCTGGGCAGCAGTGCCTTTGTACCCTTGGATACCATAGCTTGCGGCAAGCTGTGATCTCGCCGCATAGGAACTGTCCTGCCCGTTTTTCTTGAGATAATCAACAATACTAGTGAGCGCCATCGTTTGCCTCCTCTTCGTTTCCCGGCTTGTCTCCATCGAGAATCTGCCGGAGCATTACCACACGCTTGCAATTTTCCAAGCCGCTGACTTCCAGTGTTTCCAGGAGGACCTTTGCCGCCTGAATCTGATCATCTGTGTAGTGTTTCATCTGTTCCTCCTTACTCGTTTCCGTTTTCGTTTATGTACTCTTCTACAATGTCCTCGATATAGCTCCGTATATTTTGACCTTTGTAAACAAGTGTACCGTTTATGCGGACCTGTCCGGTATTAACAAGGAATATCCCGTCTCCGGTATCGCTCATCCCGTATCCGGCCCATAGTAAATACTGTCCGGATTCTACATCACCGGTTGACATGCCTGTCACCTCATCATAGGACTGTAGAATGTGTCTGCCCCAGGAATCATCCACGACGAAATCTCCAAGCCGGATATAGCCATGCCTTGCAATAAGCGGGATATCGGAACCACCGTCAATGGTGGATGCAATGATTCTCGCGGCACTCACCGTGCCGGAGAACACCGCATTGCCCTGTGCGTCTATGGTCAGGTTGGTGGCATTGACAATGAACTTACCGGTTGTAAGGGTGATCCTGTCACCACTGAGCGCCACGGTAGAAGAATGTTCCGGTGTTTCTGCGCTCAGCGTCAAAAGATTGGAAAGAAGCCGGATCGACGTGTTGTAATTGGTCTCATCGTCCTGCACTTTGAGCTCGATCTTGTTCAATGTCTGCTCGATCATGGAGATCTTTTTTCCGCGGGCAATGTACTGTAGCTTTGCGTCCTCGGAATAGTTATCCTCCGGAGTGAGATTATTAAACATGTAGGTAAGATTTTCGTTGAGCTGGTAGAGATAATCCGCCACTCGTTTACTGTCAGTGCCTATATCCGAAGTGAAGATTGCCATCTGCCTCGCCTCCTACCTCTATCTGTGTAGTCATTCCCAGGATCCGGAAATGTCCGCGCCCTTCCAGCCGAATGCGATACTTCCGGCACCGGTGCGGCCGAATAGGGACTTTGTATGTCTTATTCTTCGTGCTCCGGATGTATCCCTTCCGCCTCCAGATTGTGTCCTCGTCGCATTTGATATATATGAAAAGCTCACTTCCGGCCGGAAGCCAAACATCCAGTTTTATGCCGGAAATGTACTTGTTGTCGAGAATATTAAAACCATTATTAACCGCATTAGATGTGAGATAACCACCGGTCTGATCGACGGTCTCCAGGAACCATGGCATGTGTTCCGCCTCCGTAAAGGCATAAATGGACTTTAGGCCGTTGTCGCTGCCAACATAATGCAGCATTCCTTCTGAGTTTGCCGCAAATTTGAATTGCGTATCGTCCTCAACATGCCATAACTGTACGGTTGGATCATACACAAGAAGCGTCTGCTTATTGTCCAGCTTGCAGGATAAATAATATTTCCCGTCATAGGTGGAAGCGACTGCATCCGTGATCGGCTGTGTGATCTGGTAGGAGATCTTTTGCGGAATGGCACCGTTAAAGGCATAGACACCATCTCTTGAAACGTAGAAAAGCGTCTCGTTGATGCTCACGATAGACCGCTCGCACCCTCGCCGGACACCGGATAAGGCTTTCTCCGTCAACGCAAAATTGGATGGCTTGTCGCCACGCAAGATATGGACCGTAGACTCCTTAAAGAACATCATGTAGGTAGAATACTTGACGATGCCGGTGAAGTCTCCATCCGATCCGACAGTAGCCGCCCATGCCTGATCGGCTCCTGTCTCGTAGTTGTACCAGTTTTTAGGATCACCTGCCTTGCAGCAATATACCTCATGATTAGCGCTGGAACATCCCCATAAGCGGTTGTCCCGCTCTGCCACAAAATCCATGGTAGGGATATTACGATCGAAAGAAAGGCCGGAAGCCTGTGTAAAGGCTGCATCCAGTGCGCCGGATATGATGATGTAGTCAGTGTCCGCATTGATGATCACATGCGTACCATTGTACTGTGCATTGGTGCATCCGGAGATCGTCACATTGTCTGCCTTGTGGAAAGTGTTGCCAATGCCTGCTGTGGTGATCTTAGTGTAAGCCGAGTCGTCGGAAAGAGGCGCAAATGTGGTATCTGTGGAAGGACTAAAATGGGCATTAAGCTGCTCCACCGTACCGGTGTGCGTATTGAATAAGATATTATCCGGGAATACGCAAATATATGCACCCATTCCGACAACCTGCTTACTGGATATGGAAACAGTGAAAACCTGCTGATCGTTGTAGTAGGCATTTGTCCCGTCTATATAAAAAAGACCGTTTTTATAAAAGATTGCTTTAGGATCGCTGAGCTGCTTCTCCAGTCCGCCGCGATCCGGTCGAGTTCCGATTGCCGGGAAAAACCGGTCTGAAATGTTTTTCATCGCCGCGAACTCATTTTCGTTTGCAATTACATTTTGATTTATCCCGCCGAACTGCGCGATAGCATTACCACGGGTTGATAGCACGGTATTGATTAACGGTAGTCTCATGCGTGTGTATCCTCCTTGGCTTATGGGTACGTCTGTACCAGGATGCGAAAGCCTGCCAATCCGCCTCGAATTGCTGTGCGTCTACGTTGTATCTCGCGATTTCTCCATTATGGAAATCAATCTTAGCGAAAAGATAATCGAGATAGCAGGAAGTAAATTGCTGGGGAATAAGAAGCTCCTTTTCCCCATCTTCCGCGTAGTTATATGGTTTCCATGGTTCCGGATCCTCTTCTGGTTCCGGGATATCACTGTAGTCAACTCCCGGAAGGACCGTGACCGGTTCCATGTGATCAGGCGGCTTTTTGACTTGCACTGCGCGGCTGAATACCTGGTCAATGGCCATAAACTCAACCTCATTAAGCCAGTGCGTAAGATCATCGTGATCATACTCTGATGGTCTAAGATCGGTTACTTTTGCGATTACTTCTGAGAGTGTCATAATTTCCCTCCAATCTCACATTGTTTGGATAGTTGCTTGCTAGCGCCTCCATGCCGATGAGAAACATGTCAATAGCTGCACGTGCTTCCCGATCAGCGTGATAGTCTTTTTTCACTGTTAAAACAAACTCACCGGATGTATAGATCAGGCATGTCACGTTTGACGTGTCGTTTTTATAATCAAGCCGCCGGAAAAAGTCTCCCAGAGTGGCTGTCAACGTAGATATGGCCGCGCATACAATGTCATTGCCTGGATTGTATCCTGCGTGGCCGGTCACGCTCACGTGGTAGGTATCGTCATTTTCTATTACTGAAGCTGATGTCATGTTTAACCTCCGGTTCCTGTGGCATGGTCGCCATTCCTGCCTGCTGCATTGCCTGCATCACACGCGGATCACCATTTTGCGCAAGGGCCTGTGCGGAAAGGTTTGCCACCTGCGTCATTTGCTGTAACTGCTGAGCCATCATGCTGTTTTGCTGTATGGACTGCTTAACCTTGTCCTTGCCTTCAAAATCCATCATCTCGATGCACTGTAGTGCCTGCTCCGCCATCTGTGGGTTGAAGAAGCCGAGCTGGTAAAATTGTAATGCCATCTCATTTTGGGAAAGCGTCGTGTATGGATTCTGGCGCTGCGCACGAGGCTTAACGTCAAAGATCGGCTCCTTTGTTTTAAAATCCTGTCCGGCAATGTTGATCTGGCCGCCCTGCAATGCACTGTTGTCCATTGATACATAATCCGGCTGTCCATCATCCCCCGTGATACGGAAAGTCCGCTGCACATCATAGAACTGCCGGATCAGCTCGATCGCCATGGTGCAGATCTCCGTATAGACACGGTAAGAGCCCTTGATGATATCTCTTGATGTTTTGTTGCCGGCCTCTTGCAGCGCTGTGATCGCAGATGCCGCTGTTACTCCGGAAGCTGTGCCGCCCTGGTTAAAATCTCTGTTAGAGGAAGTCTCCTTAAGCTCATTGACCTTATCCTGCAATACAGATAGATAGGTGCCCGGCAGGATAGGTGTCTCAAAGGACCGTACATTGTCCTCGTTTGGTGATCCCGTGCAGTGGATGATGCGCGCATGGATATCGTTAAGCTCATCCTCATTGACTCCGGCCGCGTCCTTAACCATGTAGCGGCGCTGTGAGCCCTCCTCCGCATTGAGCAGGATTGCAATGCCCAGACGATCAATATATTCCTGCGGATCTCTTTCCACGTCAATCAGGCCAAAACCGGCCGGTGTGCCCTTTTCCGGGTAAAGAACGTCCATGATAAACGGATACATGCCATGGTTGTAGATTCCGTTTTCATATCCTTCCTCATTTTCTGACGCAAAAAGAATCGTATTGCCGACGTACTTAACATAGTGCACGATCGGTCCGGTTGGTGTCTTGACCTTGTAGTACCAGTCCACAACGACGGATTTGTCGGTCGTATCCACCGTATCGTCGTAATGATATTGCTTTTTGTCGATTGTATCGCCGGAAAGCTTGCCCTGTAGCTGTGGGTATTGCTCCTCCAGCGAGTCATTGTCCTCAAGGGACAGTAAAAAGATATTTTTTGAGTCCTGTATATCCTGGATGCCCGGCTCCCAATAGAATTGCAGCATGTCTACTGCGGTGATATCAATGTCGCCTTGCCCGTTGTTTTTGTCCTGATTCCAAAGGATCCCATAGATCGCAGCGCCATTTTTCAGCTTGTCCCACCAGTTATCGCTATAAGTTTTCTCAAAATCGCAATTTTCAAAAATCACTGGCAGAACGGAAGATAACATGCTTGCTGTGCCCTCGTCCGATTTCTCTCGCGGCAGGATAACCGGAGTCGGATAGTTGTCCATTGCGTCTGCGTGCTTGTTGATGATCGCGTTAAATAGCCATGCGCTGGTGCTCTGCTCCTTACGCTCCTCTGGATCTTTGTGAAAACCTTTCCAATGTTGAAGCTTCCACCAGTCCTCATTGCTGATCAGACGACGATCCAGGTTTGCTTTGCCGTCAATATATTTTTGCAGCGTCTCCTGTGCAGTCTTTATGGCCACCTCATCGATGGTGTGTCGCACTGGTGCCTGCGCATCAGGTGGCGCAGCTGGTGTAGTTGGGATCTCAATGTCATTGATTTTTACACTCATTTGTAACTCCTTTTTATCGGTAACTCCATTTTATCGGTAACTTCTTTCCGGCTTGACGGTCACAAGGTTAAGCGGATCTTCTGGCGGCAATGGTGTGGTCTCGTCGTATTTCGGCATGTTTTTCCGCGGATTGAGCGGGTGCGCCATGAATATGTATCGTGCCTCGTCATAGTTGTGATCCTCCATCGTAGTATCTATATCCTCAACGTTGTGCTCATCGTATATTAAGAGCGGTATGCAGCGGATAAAATGCGTGCAGCTTTTAAATACATAAAACATCGGCAGGCCATACTGGTCAAACGACAACCGGTAGTGGAATTGCATAAGTCCTGCAAGCCGGGTGTGATCTCCCTTGTCAAAATAGACTCCACAAGCCTCAAACATGTCCTCGATGGACTCTCCAGTGTCGCTGCCCCAGATTGCCGGATCCGCGATACCTAGAATCTTGCGTCCCTTAAGGTTAGGATCCGTGCTCTCAATCTCCTTGATGTGCCTTGCAATCTCCTGTACGGTAAGCTGTAAGCCCACATTAGGCTCTCCAGTGCAGCCATACCACTCACGTATGCGATATATCCGCGCGTCGTGATCTACGGCAAACCAGCCAACGGAAAACGGCTTGCTATATCCGTGGTCGTATCCTCTATAGATCTTCCAGCTTGGCGGAATGTCGAAATCATCGATCACATGCGTCCATAGACGGTCCTTATAGTGTGCCGGATCATTGCGCCACTCGGTGAATACCTGGCCGATAAAGCTGTCCCAGTCTCCCTCAAGCCATGCCTTACGCTTAGCCTCCGGCAATGCTTCCAGTGATCGGACATAATCCGGATCATTGGCCATAAGCACATCATTGTCATAGACGAGTGACTGAATAAAGCTATAATCCTCTGGATGCTCATTGGATTGATACTCACGCGTCACAAATAGTCTCTTAATGTATCCATGTGATTTACCGCCCGGATTGCACGTATAGTAGGTACGACGTGGGAAATTGGATGTACCTCGTACGCAGGCATTAAGATCCTTGATCTGCTGCTCCGTGAGCTGTGTGGCCTCATCCAGAAATAAGACGTCAACCTCAGTACCTTGATATCTATCCGTATCTGCGTCTGTGTTGCAGTAGCCAAATAATATCGTTGATCCGTTTGGAAATGTCATGATCTTATTGGAGTCATTGTATTTGATTGGACAGCCCTTAACACCGATATGCAGTAGCTTTTTTAGTGGCCGTATATGGTTGGCCTGTAGCTCTGGATAGGTCCTACGTATGATCATAATCTGTATTCCAGGCCATTTAACGGCTAGAGCAATAGCTTTTGCACGTATGGCCCATGATTTTCCGCCGCCTCTGGCGCCACCAAAAGCGACATGCCGGTGACGCTCCGTCAAAAATAGCCGCTGCTTTTTGTTTGGCCGCCCCAGATCAATCTGCATAGTCGTCTGCTCCGTCTATGGTGATGTGGATGCTGTGATCGACTCCATCTCCCAGTTGATCCGGATGCTCGCCTATCATCTTGAGCAGGAACTCTAACGATGGCAGATTTCCGCGGCTTGCATTACGTTTGAGAGCCTTAAGCATTACATCCTGCTCTGCCGGAGTAAGTCCGTCTTTAAGGGCATCCTTAAACGATTTAAGAGCCTGTCTCTTACGTGCTGATGCCAGTCCACCGGCCCTTCCTCGTGCGCGTGCCTCCTCGCTGGTAGGCGGCCTTAAATTAGCTCCCTTCCTACTGCTTTTTTCTGACATTTTTAACTGTTCCCTCCTTTTTTATCGTGCTTAAATCGCGCTAAACATACAAATTGTACCGGTATCATCAGTCGATTTGAGCCCAGTCAAGGCCGTATCTGTCGATGATCGGCCGGAATTCCTCAACATCATGCTGCTCAATGTATAGGTGACCTGCCTCGTCAATGCCTATGTGCATGAGCTCGTGCTCCATGAGGATCTCTCGTTGCTGGTCCGTCAGCAGATCTGTGACTGCCTCATAAAAGACGATCACAAAGTCATACGGTGTCCATGGCTTATAGATTGCCTGCACCTTATAACACTCTGCGTATGTGAGTTTTTTCCCTTTCTTTTTCTCCGCGTCCGAGTAGCAAAATCCAACTCTAATGCGTTGATCGCGGATCCAGCGAAATTTATCCCGGATGATTCTTTTCCCCAGCGCTCGAAGCTCTGCTGATTTACGGCATGATTCCATGTGTCTTGGTCCCTCCCATACGTCCATTTTTCCACAGATCGCGTAGATTTTTGCACCGACCTATTTTAGGCGCAAAAAAAGAGCCAGGCTAAATGCCTGACTCTTAATTTGTTATGCTGTCTTTTTTAAGCTCCCGTAATAATCCTTAGAGGCTTCCCTGATCCATGCGTTTACCACGGTCCGGAACTCTGGATAGATAAAACCCAAAGTCTGCTCTAAATTTTCGAGCGCCTTATGCGTATCATCATCCTGGTAGATCAACCAAGTCGTGTATACGTCTTTAAAATATTCTCTACATTCTTCCAATGTTTTCATTGTATACCTCCGTGCTGTAAGTAACTCCCTCCTCTGGCTCTGGCTCTAGGAGGGCAAGCCTTGCGCCTATCCTTTGATCCTCCAGATCGTAAACCCACTCACGCATTTCCGCGAGTGTCATAGGACGCATTCTAGGAGTTGCCATGTCCTCATTCCAGTTGGCTATGGCCTCTTCCGGTGTGTCACAGTCACCGGCGGTATGGATTCCACATGTGCTGCACTCACACATGTAGTTTCCCTCAAATTGGCCATACATGGGCTTATATGTTCTTACATGTGCCGTGCTCCCGCACCACATGCACGGCAAGACTTTTTCTTTCTTCATTTTCAATCTCCTTCCGCCAATCCTCACGGACTGCCCTCTCCAGTAGCTCCAGTACATACACTGGTGGATTGCTTTTTCCCGTATCCCAGTCATGGAATGTGGTATACGGAATCTTGTATCGCTCCGTAAACTGCCGGACATTAAGTCCGGACAGTTTCCTTATTTCTTTTATATCCATCATCAGATTATCTAATCTCCTCAGTACATACATCGTTATTGATCACCGCGATATACGCATCCGGGTTGTCCTCTCTCATCTTATTAAGCATTTCCTTTGCCTGGTTGAGGTCCTCTGATCCGTACCCCCAATCATCGTCGTCTTTGTCCTCCATCACCGCGTACCATGTACGTGGCTGTAATCTTTCCTTGAGATCCGCTCTGGCCTCGTCGATGGTTGTGGCCTCGATTTCAAAGACCATATCGTTTGTTCCTTCTACCGGGATGTAAAAGGTCCCGGTAAAATCACTCATCGTGTTGTAGATCGGCAGGTATGAGCCATCCGGGCAACTAACATCATCAGCAGGATGGCATCTGTACACATTGATCGTATGTCCGTTTTGTAAATGCATTGTCTCTTTCATAATCATTTCCTTTCCGGCCTCTGTGGGCCTCTCTTTTTTTGTTGTGCCTTAACTATACTACGGATTCCGTATCTTGTCAACGGTATCCGTACATTTTTTTAAAAAATAAATGGGAGGCTAATAGCCTCCCATCTTGCAATATGCTTGATAGTATGGACATGCAGCAAAGCGATCACGGCAAAAAATGTCCAGATAGTCGCGGAGATCCTGCGATGTGTGCAGCCGCAGCATGTGGCTCACGTCAAATCCCAGATTAACGTCCGCTTGCAGGCACTCGATGCCAATAAATTGCCCTTTGCCGGTCCTTACTACATTGGAAAATATAGGGCACTTGATCTCTTTGTCATCAAATTTGTATCCCATCAACTAGCTCCTATTATTGACCTCATACAGCATAAGCTTGCCTTGATAATCTGCATAGGCTCTCTCCAGATTGGCGCCTTTGCTGTGCTCCCAGTCGTTAAATAGATATATTGCATCCGCTCCATCCAGCATGGATAGACAGATCGGCATGTACGATCTATCAGCAAGGCCTATCGGTAATGTGGCCGGATTAACCACGATTGCTCCAAGATCTGTAAGCTGCTGAGCCTTGCGCTGGAAGATATCCTTATATGTATGCATGCAATTTGACATGGAACCAGAAATATATATCCTCATGCCTCTCATCCAGCCAAAGCATTTGTCCTTGTCATTAAGATCAACCTTAAAGCCGCGCGGATCATTAAGCTCCTTAGGATATACGATAAGACCGCCCGCCTCAATCATCCTCATTCCTCCTTACATGCAGGTCGCGCCATTGCTGCCGCTCTATCTTTTTGCTCCTGCACCGGTCGATCTCATCTGGATTGATTTTGTAGATCAGCCTCAGCATATCAATACATATACCTACGTCGGCTATTTCTTCGACCAGATTGTCACGGTCTAGTTGGCCTCGCAGGGCCTTAGATATCGCCTGGATAAGCTCCGCACACTCTTCCATGGCCACGGTGTGCTTAATCTCCGGGCCGTTAACATTGATTGATCTCTCCAGGATTTTATGTTCCCTATATGTCATTTATCGCTCTCCTCATATTGATCACAGGCCTCTTTATCCGGATCATTTGATTTGCTGATTACATCGACAAAACATGCTCTGAAATCCTCATCCTCATACCCGTAGACGGGCCGGAAGTTTACGCATGTATCACATGTCTTTCTCATTAAATCATATATGCTCATTTGACCTAGCATTTCTCGTGTTCCTCTTTTATTCCAATAAAAATACTTGCCGTAATTGTTGGTGTCATACATTCAGCATCAGTTACATAGTTTATATGCTCTTTGATACCCTCAAATAGATCTTCCGCAAGTGCTTGTCTATATAACGTTATAAGTCCTGCGTCATAAGGTCTACCGGGTGGTAAAAATCTTTTTGCCCTATATTCCTGGAACTGCATCCTTGTCAAAGTAGCATTTAATGGCTTGTGATAAGCATCATACAATTCCTGCATTTTTGGGCTATCCGCAATAATTCTACGCATTAAATCATTATCCGATTTGAGTTTGTTTATCTGCTTTTTCAGGCACTTCTTTGTCTTTCTTGCATTCATTCCGAGATTTCCTCCAATCTTCTATTATTGGTTTCATCCAGGTCTCTAATTCCATCGGTGAGCCACAATAAATACAATACTTCCACCAATGGATACCAGGCTCACCGCATTTGGAACACTCATATGCATCGTGTATGGTCATTGATAGGCTGGGTATCCATCGTGGTTTTTTGTTAATCCACTTTTCCTTCTTCCGTTCTGACAGTTCAGGTAATATTGTGTTTACTTTCATTCCACCGCCTCCGGTCCAATCTTTTGGCAGCCACAATGTTGATATATTTCAGCTAACTGTTTCTGACGCATTAGACTAATCTCTTCCATAGTTTTTGCATCGGAATTGACCATTTGAGATAAGATAAACTTTTCGTATTCGGATAATTCTTCACGCTCTTGATACTTTGTAGGATTTTGGTGGAATTGTTGGCAAAAACGTCTGTCAAACCATTTAATTAGCCTATATATCATGCCTTGCCCTCGCTTTCTGTTCGAGTAACAAATGTAATTTCTTCAATGCTATCTGCTGAAAATCCTTTCTCTACCCTAACCTTCCCGTTGGTATGTAATGGTATCATTACGATTCCATTACAATAATTTATACAATCACAATCTGTTTTCAGCTTTAAATCACTTCTACTTCTATCTTTAAATTTAATTGTCACTTCTGTCATTCTTCTCCCTCGCTTTCCTCCCATTCCAATTGTTCACCACAATACTCACAAAATCTGTGATAATGGTTTACGAGTATCCACTTACCACAATTAGGGCACGGTACAGTTGGGAATGTGACTACTTTTTTAGTTTCCATGTCAAGAGCCTTAACATCTATGGTATGTGTTTCAGATACTTTCATATCATTCCACGCTTTCTCCCTTGTGCTTGTCGATGATTGCTAACACATCATCAAGTTCTATATAAACTGTTTTTTCACCATCAAACATTTTGTATGTTTGGAGTTTCTCGATCTCGGCCCTTATCTTGTCAAGGACCCCATTTCTGCCATCCTCATATCCCTTTGTATATTGATTGCGGTCATATTGCAAAGCCTTTATTAGTTCACCCTTATCAACATTTACTCCTACTTTTTCAATGGCTTTTATTACCATCTTTTCATCTTCTTGCACCATTTGTGTTTGTAACTCGCCATATATCTTTTCAATAGGACTTTTATACATTTTTATTCCTCGCTTTCTGGCTTATATTTCCTTTCTTATTCGTTCTATCATGCCCAGAAAAGCCACAGTTTCTGCCATTCCTCCGATAGGTGTACCTCTATTTATGTCATCATACTTTGCTAAAAACTCCTTGACATAATCTTCTCCGATATTCTTAGCAACCCATTTTGCACATTCTTTTCTCAAATCATATAATCCTAACTTTATTCTTATGTTATGTATTAAGCGTTTCATGTCTTCCCATGGTATAGGTCTTTTACTTTCATTTCCGATCCTCTTCAAACAATCATTTCATTTTCATACAATTCCAACAATGTATATTGATGGTCTTTTTCTTTAGTTCTGTCTTTTCGTAATCTGTATCCCAAGCGTCTATATTCATCGTAAACAGGTTTCCATATTATTTCGCATTGTTTACGTTCATTAGGGAAATATTTCTGCAACATGTCTAGTTCTTCTTGTAAATTCAATGCAAATGGGCATCCTTTACAGCCTGTTCTGCCGAAATTATAAGGTGGCTTATATATATCGCAGATTTTTATATTGTATTCTTCTATAAACCAATCTTCCCACTCTTTCGTTACTGGTACTAGTGGCTGAAAATTGAACCTTTTCTTCGTTTTCCATGCCATACATTTTGCTGATGCTCGTCTTCCACCTTCATCAGGCATGATTCCTATGATCGCATAAGGTCTATCATGGTCTTCTTGCCATTTTTTCAGTGGCTCTTCCTTTAATCGCAAGCAACACTTGTCGGATATTTTCAATCCTTTCCAGTCGTCCTTAAATTGATATCTTAAAATTTTCGGGCATCTATTTTCGCTCCAGTTATAGCCTTCTTCGAGATAAAACTTCACCCATTTACTCATGCCTTTTTCTTGAAAACGGCAAACCGTATTAGCATGTTGCTTACTTTTGAACGGATACCCCTCTTTTTCCAACATTTGCTTGATCGGTACCGACGGTTTTATGATAACCAATTCCCATGGATGCTCTCTCTCTCTCTCTCTCTGTACAAATTCAAATATCAATCTGTACTCGATACCTGTATTTGCATACACTCTAGGGATTTTATTATCTGGCAATGCCATATCAACCAATGCAGATAAAACTGTCGAATCTTTACCGCCGCTGAACGATAGATAAAAGTTTTCCTCACCATATTTATTTATGATCTGTTTTATTTTTTGCAATCTATCCTGTAATAAAAATTCGTTATCCGTCATTTGTTCCACCACTAACTTGCATTATTTATGTATTCCGCAATCACGCGGTTGATCTCTTCTTCACTGCATTCTTCTTGCAGCATTCTTTCATTTCACTTTCTGCTCTCAAGCAATCATCCACATGCTCCTTGTGACATATCTTGCGGTATGCTTTTAGTTCTTTCAGCAACTTCGCCAACTGTTTAAATTCTAAACACCCTTGTAAGTTTCCGTGAGTACGTTCATATTCGGCATTATCGAAATATCTTTTAATTTCTTCATCTAATGTCATTCCTTGCCCTCACTTTCCTGTGGCTCAATCATCCTTGCTCCACAATGTGGACAATAATACCAACTTGCATCTATCGGTCTGGGATAATAACTATCCTCACATTCAGAACAATAAACTAAATCATCATCGGTCAATATCCAATGCCCCACCTTTGGCTGTGGTGTAACAGGTGGCATATTTTTTATTACTTCTAAATCAACAACTTTTCTATAACCGACAGGTGTTTCTACTCCGTTATAGTTATCCATTAGTTCTTTTCTGCTCACGCAATCTTCACATTCGGTCAGATCAGGTGTAACAGGTGGCAGCTTTGCAAGTTCTTTCGCTATGTTCGCCGGATGGCAATATCCGCTTGCTACTCTTATAGCATCTGCACGACTTATGGTGTCCTCACAAGGCTCTTGCTCTAGCATATCTGCAACCTCGGCAAAAAATTCCGGTTTGATTTTTGCCTTGATGTGCTCCGCCTTGTATCGGAGCACCTTAATCATTGATTCTCTTGTCATTCCGTCACTTTTTATAATCATATTTCCTCCGGTAGCGGGATTAAATACCATCCGTGTACAATAATATCCTTGTAATAATTTCCAGCGACATAATATTTGCCATCTTCGTAGCAGTTTTCTTCGTCCGCAAAGATCGCACGATTATATTTTATTTTGCCAGAGCCTCTCCCCCCGGTGATCAGCAATGCCATCGTCATATATTGCTCGTCCTTGTCCGGAATATCCTCTGCCGGGTACCACACACCTGGTTTGTGTTTCATAATCATTCCTCCCTCAACTTTTTACTTAACTCGATCAGCATTTCGCACTTGCCTCTTTTGATCACGCGCTTACATGGCATACACATCCCTCTGCATATCCCACCGGCCATGTTGAGACCGCTATTGTCACTGAGCCATCTGCATTTTTTAATCTCCTCGTTAAGCTCTTTCAGCGTCATGGTCATATCTCTCACTTATCAAGCACAAATGTATAATCCGCTGTGCGAAACGGATGCTTAACCTTGCCATATACTCTGTTCCATACGGCCTGCACGCAAAAAGCGCTGTCTTTTGCCGCCTCGGTAATGGATCCGTATGTGTCCAGTACATTCCCATCCTTGTCAACCTTGAGGACTGGAAGCCTTGATTCCTGCCGCTTGCCGCACATAGAGGAAAGCTGCTTACGCGTGATCGGCGCCAGATTATAAACTGCATTGTTTGTAAGGCATCCGTCCTTGTGGTAGATCACATATCCTTCCGGCGCCACAATACCAAAAGCCGCTGCTACTGCGTGGTGCACAAAAACCTGTCGCTTATGTCCGTCCTTAGTCAGGTCGATAAAGCGCGACTTATTGTTAACGTTCCGCTTGGTAAATGTGCTTAGTATGCGTGCCCGGCCATTTTTGTACACCTTCCGGATATTACCCTCGATGGATGCCTGATACATTCCTTCGTACCCTGGAATGTCTCGCCAGAATCCGGCAGGCTCGTTGTCTGTCTTGTAAATCTTGTTAATCATAATCACTCCTAAGACGCCAATGCGTATGGCGATAACTCGATCTTACGATCGGAATAATAGTTTTTGCCGAACAATTCCATCCACTTGGCATGGCTGTACTGCTCCTCAAAACGTTCCTGGGCTATCTGCATGAGTGCCCGGTCAATCTCCGTCCACTCGTGATGTGGCGAAGAGTGTATATTCTCGTGGCAGTTATGGCAGAGCCATAGAGCAAGGCCGTATTTGTCCGCAATTCTCCGGTTGGCTGTACCGTGCAAAAGATGGTGCCAATGCAGGCCCACACGACAGCCACAAAGCGCGCAAACCTGGTGCTCCGGATTCACGATAATTGATTTATGTCTACTAGCCATGCCTCAGCCTTTCCGCCACTTTCCCCGCTGCTAGTGCGTCATAATCCACGTCTGTGTTGTCAAAGTTCTGCACGCGCCTTGGTCGTGGGCTTGCACGCTCCCCGTTGTCATACCGGCCCTCCAAAATTTTTTTGAAATTGTCTATCCGGAGGATCCATTCCAGGTCACAAAACCTAGACCGCGCTAAAAAATCCGACGCGGCCACCTTTTTAAATGCTTGTAGTACCATCTCCATGTTCTGAAATGCCAGTCTTTCCCGGATCAGTCCACTTATACGCTCATTGTTCTGGGCCTTTGGGAAGTCTTTACAGGTCTCGTTATATGCATCTATCACCGTTTGCTCTGGATTTTGCACATCGCGCGCGCCTGATATATCTAATGCGCTAGCATTATCAGTAACAGTTACAGTATCAGTAACAGTATCAGTAACATAGTCCATTTGCATGCATTTGCTTGCATTTGCATCCATTTGCATGCATTTGCTTGCATTTGCATCCATTTGCATGCTTTTGTTTGCATTTGCATCCATTTGCATGCTTTTGTTTGCATCTTCTTTTTCCTTATTATATTTTTGGAAAGCCGCAGCGCGGCGCTTCTCGCGCACATCGTCATAGGCTTGTGCATCCTCATCCATGCGCGGAATCCATGACTGGAAGATTGCATTAAGTGTTTCGTTCTCGATTTCAACGCATTCTCCATGCTGATAAGCGCAGATCGCCTTGATGAGTATTCCAGCATCTGCGTCATTTAAATTACTGAGTAGGATTCCCCAATTCTCGTAAAATACAAAACTTTTCTTAGCCATTGTTGCGTTCCCCAAATTGTGGTATACTTGACCGTGATTAGATTTGTCACCTAATCATTCATAATCATTTCAAGCCGGTAGCATTTTCGTCGATGCTACCGGCTCTATTTTTTATCATGAAGCATAGTAACTGCTTCAACGTTCTCCATTTCCATCACATTTCCCATAATTTGAGCAGCGTCGTTGACCGCTCGCTTTCGTGCAGCAATGACATTATCATCTGTGTAGCAAAGCTCCACTTTCAACGTTATTGTTATTTTTTCCATTTTTCTTCCTTTTAAAATCTTTACAAAGTAGTTTCCGTGTGCGTTCTATACAATCATACGTTTACCGTCTTGCATTCTGCCAGAAATTTCTCAAGATCGGTTCCGCGGACTTTTTTGGCGCCGAGTTTTATGGCTGGAAGTTTCCCTTCGTTGATCAGACCGTAAACATAATTACGATTAACCATCAGGATCTTTGCAACTTCCGGCACTGTGTACAAAGGCTTATACTCCATTATTTCCTCCTTTTATTCCTGTTCCGGCCATATATCCGTCTACGTAGCCAGTCAGCAGCGTTTCCAATGTGAGCCGTAACTGATTATCTTCGATCGAGCTGATCGTCTGGCTCAGTGTGGTTGCATTACCGATCTGTGCCTTTGATACTTCTTCCGACATACGTTTCTCCTTTCTTTGGGTTTTTGCCGCCGCCAGGTTACAAATCTATGGAGCATAAAAAATGAATCATATCAGCAATACTTATACGTACACACATACTTAAAAAGCGGCGGCAAATATCGCACGTGGAACTTGAATCCACAAAGACCGGTCCCGGCAGGTTCCACGGAAGCCTCTTGAACGCGTAACCCGCTCACGGTCATTTGCCTAAGTGCGACAAAAACTTTAGAGTCAGGCTTTATTTATATAAAATCGCCTGCAACATCCAGAATCGCGCCGAGAATTACGACAGTCATCCCATCTTGTAACATTCTCGTTGCGAACATGTGGTCGTGTTCTGCGAACAGAATCGCCACTATGATAAAGAGCATTGCTCCCATCATCAGTCCCATTCCTGCCTGATGGCAGGTTTTTCTAACTTTCTTGTGTCGTCTTGTCATAATCATTTCTCTCCTTTACACTACGGTTATTTGCATCCGTTCTGTCCGCGTTATTCCCGCACTGGTCAATGCCTTTTCAATGGCCTCGTCTTTTGACCGTGCTCTTGCAGATATGATCCGGAAAAGCTCATATTCTGGAAACAGAACACCGGGAAGCTCTCCGGCTTTTACTGTGACAAGATAGAGCCTAGTCGCATTTTCCATAATCGCCCCCGGCAATCTCCCACTGAAAGCCTTCAATATCTAACAGCCGGTAATATCCGTCGGCTTCTCTTGTCAATGTAAAGCTGATCTGCATTGCATCTAGCACAGAACACATGCCTTCCAGCTTTGCGTGAGCCTTTAAACGTGCAGATCCGCTCGCTGCGTTGCATAGTGCCATCTGTTTTGCAATCATGGTTCCTGTCAGGAATAAACCGCTAGTTTTCATAATCCTCCCTCCTAATGTTTTTGTATCTATATGTGTCAATACGTATAGATACAAAATGATGTTGTTTCCTAAACAATATCAGCCGAATTTTTCCGAACTGATCGTTTCGTAGTCACCGTTTATATCGTATTCACGTATTTCAACGGTTCCGAATTGGCCTTCAGGAAGCTTGTCAATCTTCCTAAACTCAATATATTGTCTTGCTGTGAGTCGTTTCTGAATACGTTCGCTGCTCGTCATCCAGTTCCCGTTTCTGCATAATCGCAGCACGACTTCGTAACCATTAAGTAGCGCTTTCACCTTTTCGCCGGTTTCGTCGATTTCTTCCGGAGTCGGTTCGTCACTTAGAAAGTTTCTATTGATATAAAATTTTCTTCCTGTATGACGATCTCTTATGAACCATACAGACGGATCATAGATCCGCATCCGTTCCATGGCTTCGATTTCGTCAATACAATCATTGTTAAGGGCCTCTTTCCACTTGGAAGTAAGCCATGCAATAGCTTCTTCAAAGTCGTCTACTTCCTGTGTGTTTTGACCACAATCATATAAACTGAATCGCATTTCCTCTTCTTCCATTTAATTTGCGGGACCTGCATGAGGGACAGGCCCCGCGGATTTGGGGTTATTGTGGTGCAAGATATAAATGAGGAATTCTCTTGCTGTAAGATATTAAATACCTTACGGTAACATCATATTATCACTGCGTAACTTTGTCAATAACTAATGTAACTTGTGGTAACTGATTTTGTTGAAAAGTTACTTCTGCGATGATATTATCTATTTAACATAGAGGAAAGGAGTCGAACATGAGTGAAGGAAGCCGAATCAAGGAATTGCGGAAACAAAAAGGGCTGACGTTGAGCGAATTTGGCGATCGGCTTGGTGTGACAAAGGTAACGATATCGCGGCTTGAAAACGGAGTGAACAAAGTCACCACGCAAATGAGAGCTGCAATCTGCCGCGAATATAATGTATCGGAAGAATGGCTCTTAACCGGCGAAGGTGAAATGTTCAAACCGATTGCGTCGGATGAAGTAGACGCACTGGTGCAGAAATATAATCTGGATGATAAGGCGCGTGCGATCATTGAGAAATTCATTGTATTGCAGCCGTCGGAACAGGAGACGATCCTGGACTTTGTGGCATCAGTATCAAAAGAAATGCTGAAAAGCGAAGAAAAAAAGAAGTAAAAGAAAACCGCCCTACTTGCGTAGAGCGGTTCTTAGTCCCTTGGGAAGGACTCAACTAATTGTCTGCAAGATATAGTTTACCTTCCCATTGTAAAAAAAGCAAGGAGGAAAACTATGGCAGGACTTAGAGTTGAAAAACACGGAAACACATGGCGATATCGTTTTGACGCGGCACCAGTAGACGGGAAACGAAAACGGATCGGTAAGTCCGGCTTCCGGACAAAAGGCGAAGCAATCAAGGCCGGAACAGAGGCTATGAACGAATACCTGAATGCCGGCTCTCAATTTCAGATTATAGAAATGTCTATGGCCGACTTTCTGGATGAATGGTATGAGCTGAATAAAGGATTCTTCAAGCCGGTCACACTGGTAAATTATCGCTATCAGATCGACCACTTTATAAAGCCTTATATCGGCGCTTATTACCTTAATTCCATATCGCCTAGAACAATACAGCAGTTCTTAAACGATCTGTTTCAGAAGGGCCTTGCACGGTCCTCTATCAGCAATATTAAAGCCAGGTTAAACTCTGCGTTTGACTGGGGAATACAGATGGAATATGTAAAGAATAATCCGGTAAAATCATGCCGTGTCCCGTCAAACAGAGTAGAAGGCAGTGAAAAGAAGCAGCGGCATGTATATATATCCGCAGAGGACCGCGAGAAGATCTTCAAACGGTTTGAAAAGACTCCGTACTATCTTTTATTGATGATCGGATATCGTGCCGGCCTTCGCGCCGGTGAGGCTCTCGGCCTGTGCTGGGAAGATATCGACTTCCATAACGGTACATTGACGGTGAACCGGCAAGTACAGCAGATCGGCAAGGAACCACGCATATTTGTAACACGGCCGAAATACGATTCCGTGAGAACGTTCCGTATTGATTCAAGGCTCCTGAGCCTGCTGAAACGCAAACAGATGGATGTAATGCATCAGCGGACAAAGTACGGAGAATATTACACAAACTATTATTTGCAGCCAGACGGTTATCTTGAAACAGAGCCGGAAGGAAAGCCGATGAACTTTATCAATGTGCGTGAAAACGGGAAGCTTCTCCGGCCGAAGTCCTTGTTTGGAGTCTATACCGTTGTCCATAATGAACTAGGCATTCCGTACTTTGATTTCCACTCGCTGCGCAAAACACACTGTACAGAAATGATTGCAGGCGGAGCAAATCCAAAGGATGTACAGGCGCGTCTTGGCCACAAAAATATTACGGAAACGCTGAATGTCTATGCAGAAGCCACCCGTGAAATGGAAGATCAGAGCATTACTGTTCTGGAAAATATGGCATAAAGTTGGCCCCAATGGCCCCAAAAAACAAATGGCCCCAATATGGCCCCAAAGACAGAAATAAAAGGGATTTCTCAATGTGAGAATCCCTTTTATTTTTACTTATTTGTGGCTATATTACGTGCTTCCTTATAGTCGAATCACGATCAACATTCTCACAATTATGGTATTTGAACCTTATAATCAACCGCAAAACCAATATGTATCATAGCGTCATAGTGAATATCTAAAAAGCACGTGTTTCTGCGGTTATAATATTTACAGAGTATCTATATATATTTTT